CTGAATATATCTCCTATGTGGCAGACTACTACGGCGGCACTGTTGCGGATGAGGATGCATCTGATGTGTCACTGCGAGCCGCTTACGCATGGATGAACGGTCAGTCATGGAAGGGCACGAAAACCAACGGTCGCGATCAGACAGGCGCATGGCCGCGCACTAGCGTTGAGGACTGCGAGGGGTATGCGATTGATACGGACGCGATCCCGGTTGAGGTGAAGCAAGCGCAGATGGAATTGGCGTGGGCCGAGCAACAGTCGCCGGGTACGCTTAGTCCGTCTGGCAGCGTGAGGGATGCACTTGTGTCGCGGGAGAAGGTGGACGTGATCGAGGTTGAATACGATACGGCCACCATGTCCGCTAGTGACGCTCTGGCCTATGCTCAGGTGCGCGTTGAGGCGGCTATGCGGTTGCTTGGGTGTTTCCTGACGGGTGGTGGGCGTATTGGGCGGGGGACTTATGTTGCGAGTGTTTAGGATAGCGGAATAGTATTCCCAGCTTGGCTCTCAAAAAATGCTCTCGTCCTGATTTCAGGAGTTCCGAAATTGTTTTCGCAACCGTGAATTCTGACAAGATAGTCAATCCATCCACGGTATAGATCGCCATTTTTGCATTTAATCAGCATATCAACCTCCATTGATTACAACACAACACCTACCATCCCCTCTTTCCCAAGTCAACACCTTTTTTGTATAATCTTTCCATGACCCTCTATAACCGCCTCCGCACCGGCACAGTCCCGCGCCTGTTATCCAAGTACGAGACCGGCACTGTAGAGATAGGCGTAACAACCGAAACGCCAGGCGCAACACCGCTTGATCCGCCAACTACGTCAACCGTGTGGACTGAGGTTGATGCGGTTGTTACGGGTGTTCCTCAAGGTATGATCGACGGCACTACTATCGTTGGTGATGAGCGTATGGTTATTTTTCAGGCTGACGTTGATGCCGGTGCGCGGGTTCGTATAGACGGAAAGCAAGTGGTGATCGTCCGCGTTATGCCTAAGCTTGCTGCGGGCGATCCGGTGATGACTAAGGTTTTGGTGCGTTAACGCCCGTCATATTCAACGATAATCTGACCTATCTGAACCGTGATCTTGATGCCATATTCTGCGGCTTGTGCGGCATATTGTGGTATGTCGCTATCGGTGCAATTGCCATCAAGACAACGCTTTACGTTAAGCGACTCCGCTCGGCAATGGGAGCCATATCCAAAGGTTCCGTCCTCGAAATAAAGGCCAACGTCATCTGCGTAGAATGTAGCCCCTTCGTTATATTCGCGCGATTTCATAGTTACGATTTGGCCGTTATTGAGTTCGTAACGTTTGTTGTGTTCAAGTTTCATCTTTCTTTCTCCTAAGTTTGCTTTCCATACCCTCATACGCTATAAAAATCACCATGTCAACGCGCTTCCGAGATGCCACGTACGAAACTCAAATCCGATCCATTACGCGGGATATGGAGCCTAAAATCCGTTCAGCGTTCACCAAGGGCATGACGGATATCAAGGACCGCGCGCAGATGGGGCGGTTGCGTGATGCATTGCGCGACAACGATATCGCGTTAGCAATAGACAGCCTGATTATCGACCCTGCCGCTATGAGCGACCTACAGGCGCGTATTGTGGAGACGTATGGTAAGACGGGCGAAAAGACTATCAGCGGGCAGACGTGGCGCTATCCTGATGGCACACGGGCTGTTGTACGGTGGAATATGCTATCACCGCAAGCAGAGGAATACGCCCGCAATGTATCCGGCCAGCTTATCCAAGGCATTAACGACGATACCATTCAAGCCGCTCGTGACACCATCGCGGATGGATATGCGCTTGGCAGACCAACAGACCGTATCGCGCGTGACCTAGTGGGCAGGATAGGGCCAAACGGGCGCAGGCAAGGCGGTGTGGTGGGGTTGGATCAGCAAAGCAAGGTGTGGGTTCACGGTGGGTATGTAACGCGCAACGGCGTCACTGTGTGGCAGGACGGGTTGAGGCAACACCTAGAAACCGATCCTACGCGCGCTCTAAGAATGAAGTTGAATGCAAGGGACAAGGCATTCATTCGCAGGCTTGGCGATAAGCGACTTACCCAAGCGCAAATTGATAACATAGTGCGCCGGTATGAGAATAACTTGCTTATGGTGAGAGGTCGCAGGATTGCCAGAACGGAAACACGCAATGCAATTGAATCCGCTAAGTATGAGGCATGGCGTCAAGGTCTGGAAAAGACAGGTATCCCGGAAGAGTTTCTAGTACGTACGTGGGTTCATACCGGGCGGGCTATGTTTGACCGCCCTTGGCACCAATCGTTTAGTGGTACGTCTGTTCGCGGCTTGAACGTACCGTTTGTGCTGTCTAGTGGCGCGGCGTTGCTACATCCGCACGATACATCATACGGCGCGGGTGCTCGTGAGGTTATCCAGTGCGAGTGCCGGTGTGATTATGAAGTGGATAGGAAGGGGCTGAAGGAATGGTATGAGGGGCGCATGGGTTAATGGCACGCATCAACGGCAGCGTAGGCACCTCACGGGGGTTTCTCGCATCTGTTAACAAATGGACCAAAGCCACTAAGGAACGATCGGAAGAAGCGTTTCAGATGGGGGTGCTTGATTTCTACTTAGCGCTGCGCGATGCTACCCCAATACTGTCAGGAAATCTTCGCGCATCCTTAACCCTCGGAAAGAACGGCGATCTACCAGCCGGTCCATATGGTGAGTACGGCGGTGTTTACAACGACACTAGGGCGCTTGACGTTATCTCAGGGTTGAAGCTTGGCGACCGCATTAACATGGTGTATGCAGCCCCGTACGCGCGGAGGCAGAATTACGGCTTTACTGGGATTGATAGCCTTGGAAGGTTCTATAATCAAGCTGGTAAATTCTGGATTGAAGGTGTTGGATCGCAATATAGGTCGATCATGCGTAAGGCGGCGACAAGGCTTCGTAATAGTACGGCTATTTAATGGTGCATCCGGTGTGATTTGAACACACGATCAACCCGTTATGAGCGGGCGGCTTTAGACCGCTAAGCTACGGATGCTAATACCCTAAAACAACTCCGGCTTCAATTCCTTGATACGCAAGGTACAAAACCGTTGCAACGTCTTAAAGTCAATCTTCGGATTCTTGTGTGCCTTTATGATATTGAACGTATCTTCTGTAATCAAGTCATACCAGACGCGGCCCAGCAGTTCCCCAATGTATTTGCTTTGCCAGTCGCCTTTATCGTTGACAATTTTAGCATGTGTCTTGTCAACAAGGTGTTGCGTAACAAATTCCTCGCAAATCTTTTCTTCCAGCATCATGCCGCCAACCTCTGGTGCACCCATTTCTGCGTGGTGCTTTTCCTTAAAGTGATTAGCGATGATCTTGGCCCAGGTAACGCGACCGAATTTGTTCTGCCAATGGTAATTCTTAATCACTACGCCTTCGCCAAACCCTTTTCCTTGTTCAATGCCGAACGTGTTTTTCTCTAGGCACTTCTCGTATGCTTCGTAACACCCGTTTCGGATGATCGCGATAGGCGGAAGGAAGTCAACGTCATGGGCACGCATGTAATGGCTGTAATCCTCATAATGAAGCAGTTTACCTTGTTCTTGATCGTAAACATCGAACACAAAGAACCGACTCCACATATCGTCACGGTAGGTTTTCAGGCTATGAGGTACAAGCCATTCGCCGTAAAGCGTATGGTGAGGGTTCGCTGAGAGATAACTTGAAATTGCGGTATTTTCTTGCATCGCAGCCATAAAGCCAGCGTTATCGCTACCAATCGATAGAACACGGTTGCGTGAACCACATCCGATTGATCCATCATCATTAAGCCAAACTTGACCATTTGTGCCGTCCAGTTTCGGGAAAACATAAGTCTGGCCAAATTCAATCCCGTCAACCTCGTCCGTTCCGAAGCGTTCAAGATGCATGTATTTGTGGAATTTTGTCATTTGTGACCTCGTGCTTTGGAAAGGGCTTCCCTCATTGGTTTTGTGAACGCAGAATATGCGTCGTAGCTAATCGGAACTTCTCTGTTGTCCATAGCGTTTAGGGCATCCTCCAACGCCTCGTACAGTTCCGGCGCGGCGGTATCTTGCAGTGCCTGATTATAACCGGCATGGTACTCTCCACTTTGTGCTGCGCATGGCGTCCATTTACGTTCAGTCATAGCAACCTCCATTTTGCCTATTCCCATCACCAATACTATAATTTCCCTATGTCAGTCAAGACCTCAATCGACGGTAAAATCTACCTTGCCCTACTTAACCGCCTCAACACCATGTCAGGCGGATATGATATTGTTGAGCCTAACGATATTTATCCGACCGATCAGGGGCAGGCGTTCATTGTGGTGCAAGATGTTAGGTTTGACCCGGATACACCATATATCGGCGGATCGTCTAGCAATGAATACCGAGGTACGTTCAGCTTGTCAGTTATGGCTCCGTTGTCATGGACGCATGCGCAAGTGTTGAGTGTTGCTGGGGTAGTCGCGGCGCATTTTCCTAAGTCAAGTAAATACACCTACGACGATACCCGCGTAGAGATTTTGCAGACACCTTACTATTCCGGTAACTCACGCCGGGATGAGGGCTTCCATCGTGTTGACGTTCTCATACCTTGGCGTGCCGCTGGTTAATGGCCTATCTGCCGTGGTGCGATACGGTTGTATTGCAGATTGCAAAGTCGGGAAGTAGTAGCCTAGTCAAAGCCGCTTCGTCGTTGGGTGAATTAACGCATGTAGGGCATTTACCGGCTTCCGCGCATCCTGTGGCTTCCAGATATGTTGCCGTTGTTCGTGATCCTGTAGATCGACTTATATCGGCGCTGAATTACTATTACGGACCCGGTGACGTTGATGATGTGCTGCGCCATGCTTTGCGGTACCGTACGGGACAATCCGCGTTCAAGCCTCAGACGTGGTATATGGATATGCCGTGCGAGACTTACGATTTAGCTGATATGCGATTGGCGTTGTCTAGCATTGGGCACGTTGGAGACGTGCCAAAAGAAAACGTCAGCCTAAAATGGCTGACGCTTGGTATGGCGGAAAAAAGCAAGTACTGGCCTAGACTTATACAGGCTTGTAGTCCGGGCATGTATCGCTGAAATCCGAAAACGCAACTGGCACGTTGTCTGGATCGTTATCCCACCAATCACGGGCTTGCATGTGCAGTTCATCCGTAAAATGACGGTGGCAACTGTAGTTGCGGCACATTGCACTACAGAATGTTTTGTCTTTGAAGCATATCAAAACGGAGGCTCCTCGTTTTTGTGTTTGGGTTTCCATACAATGTCAACTTGATGCATTTCTATTATGTATTCACGTAGCGTCATCTAACTATCTCAGCATTTCGTGCAGGCAGACAGATACGCCATCTACCTGCGTCAGTTCATTGCCGTCGCTGTCTTGAACGCCGCGCTTGTATCCCTTCCACTCCATGTAGTCGGTGAAGTGGGCCGGTGACTTCGCAAGGTCCGCCTCGGCACGCGCCAGCAGCTCTCTCAGTGCGTCTCTATCCATTGTCGTCTCCCAAGGCGGCGCGGCGCTTTTCCAACTGGGCTTTCAGTGCGCCAATCTTTGCGGGGAACATGTCTCTCGCCGCTTCAAGCATGGCGTTTGCAAATTCGAGCTCCTCTTTCAGCCTGTCCCTCTCCGCCTCCGCCTTTAGCTGTGCTTCATATGCGTCTTGTGCTTGGCC